ATATACCACCAATATTTTTTTGATAATGGTTTATATTCCACTATATTTGTCCCCGTATTCAAATCACTCAAACGAAAACGGATACAAAAAAGGGCTGGTCGAGAGCGCTCGTCACCTATATTTTCGCATTTATCCATTCGCAAATATAGCCAGCCTTTTTCTTTTATCCAACAATTCGTATAAGAATTTGAAAGTGGCGCGGTTGCGTGGAAGTTTCCGCGAGATTTAAGGGTTAGTAAAGACATTGATAAAAGCTCGTTCCGAGTAATAGGCAAACTTCCACATTAGGCCTATGAAAGGTTCGAGCTTTGCTTTTTAAGGAGATAAGAATATGGAATCAAAGTTTCATGAACTGAAAAACAGGCTGCTGGACAATATTGACCAGACGTCCGAATCTCGGCTTTATATGGATATACAGCTGGCTCAAAACTGCGAAACTCTTATGTCTATTATCAAAAAGGATATCGGATATCTGGCAAAGGAAGGTATCCTTTCCCCCGGCATAGCAGAAGATTTTAAGGACGCATTTCTATCTGCCGGCATAAAATGTAATTCCGGAGGCTCATCCGGATATATGTTAATATGGGACGGCACTGCGGTTGATATTTCCGGAACTGCCACGGCTGTAATCTGGAAAAGTGAACGAGCCTTCATCAAAGGACGCGCATGCGCTTTCCTTCTTGGAGAGGTCTCTGCAATAACCTGTGAACGTTCGATGGTCATTGCGGCAGGAAGCTCCACTATCCTTGCCGAGGGAGATTCCGTTGTTGGAGTTTCAGGCTATCATGCCTCTGTAAAGGCGTCAGACTATGCTACTGTCGTAAATATGAACTGTCCCAACATTGACCTTCGTGACAACGCCCGCCTTTGGCTTCCTGCACGCGGAAGCTTTGCAGCCCGAAAAAATTGTGATATAATTGTTAAAGACAAGGAGGAATAAGTCATGATCACATCCGAAGAACCAACAGTAAGCAGCACCGGTCGCTATACCGTAACCCAAACTTGCGAAATACTCGGAATACACCGCAACACTTTAAGGGAATATACCAGTAGCGGACGCATAAAATGCGGATTTCGCCGTGAGTCAGCACGAAAATTTTACGAAGGTAAGGAAATCATAAGATTCTGGAGGGCACAATTATGAATGAAACTTTCCTCGCCCTGTCCATGTGTCTGTGCATCGGCCTGTTTTGGGCCATCCTATTCCTGTTCCGGGCTTTGGAATCCCGGATCAGGCAGGAGCTTACCGGACTTCGCGGCAAGATAGGTGAAACAGACTCCCGTCTTTTAAAAATATACCTCCTGACTCTGGAGGAAAAGATAAACAGCCTTATCGAAGAAAAGAGATACGAGGAAGCACAGAGCCTGACGCTCCTTCTCAAAAAAGAACTTAACCCATTAAATGAAGAACAAGATGACAAACATGAATAAGCTTTCCAAACATATCATTATCGCAATCATTACGATAACGACCATTGCCGGCTGTATCTATGCCGGAAATGTAGAGCGTAACGATGCCGTCCTCTCGGGCATGTCCATGGAGAAGTACCAATATATCCACGACCGGATCGGCGGGCGGGCTTCCTCCTCCGATGTGGTGAAGGAGTACCTGCGCAATCAGGGATTTTACGATTCAAAAGATTATTAACCATAAACGGGAAAGGAGTACCCATGTTAGTGAATCATATACAAGTGGCCTATGTGCTACAGATAACACCCTTGGAAGCCAAATTTATGCTGGCTCCGCATATCGAGAGAATCCGGGAGATGGTCATACCCGGAAAAAAGAGTCTGGACGAATGCGCAAGGCTCGTCAGGAAAACAGACGTGGTAGAAAGCCTCTTGCTGAATATCAGATTCCGCCATCCGAGCCCCGAACTCGACGGCAAAGGCCGGATAGCATATACCATTGAGAAACTGAAAGAAGCGCCTCTTAATCTTAAAAAGAAGATAGCGGATGATCCGGGTTGCCTGAAAAGCGGGAAAATATCCGGCAAATTCCGTGCCCTGAACAGTATCCTCGAAGAGGAATCTATAAAGGAGATAAAAGAAATACTGCGCCTAAGAGGCGGTCATATTGGCAGAAAAGACACGGCCATGTCCCAAAAGAAAAGGAGGAGGGTGTCATGATCCTGGCCGTTGACTTTGACGGAACGATTGCGCGAAGCAGCTTTCCCGATATCCTGGGGGAACAACCGTATGCCGGTGAAGTGCTGCGCAAATTGCACGAAAGAGGCCACTATATCATTATCTGGCCCTGCCGTAGCGGAAAGAACCTGCTTGATGCAATCAACTGGCTACTGGAGCACAACATTCCCTTTGACAGGGTGAACGACCACTGCCCGGAAAATATAAAGCGGTACGGGAAAGGATCCGGCAAGATATACGCCAATATCTACATCGATGACAAGAACCTCGGCGGGTTTCCCGGATGGCTCCGTTGCCTGGAAGAGATAGAGCGGATGGAATCTGCGGAAAACGACCAAATATGACATATATGGAACTTTTGAGAACATGAAAGTAATACATGTGCATTTGATCTTCAAAAAGAAGAACTACTATTTCGGTTCGCTCAGCGCCATTTTTGAACATCTGAGCGAAAACGATATAGGAATCAAAAAAGGTACGCTACTGCATCGGTCCAAAGAGGGAACGATCTCAACGGACCGGGCGATCATCATAAAAGGAGTCCTGCTTAAATGCAGGAAACATGTTAAACAATAACCAATGCCGATACTAAAGGATGCCGTCGGGAGTGTGCCCCGGTTAAGTTTTATATTTTGCAAACCACTCCCCGGGGAGAAGTCCCCGGGATTCGGATTCCCCGAAGCGGGAGGCTTAAAATGATCAGCTTATGAATATCATCCAGACCATCCCCCGTATCGATTGCAAGGCATTCGCCAAATGCGGAAAGAAATCCCTGTCCCATTGCAGGAGGTATAAGCTCACGGATGAAGAGTGCGCCGGCTGCGAGCTGGTCCGACGGCGGGAAAGAGGCAATTATCGTACCTTGTCCGACGGTCACGTGATGAAACAGTGCTCCGTTTGCGGTGAGTGGTATGGCGTTCACCGGTTTTATCCCAGAACCCTGAAGAGGGGAGAGAAGGTATACTTTACTTTCAGTTCCGAGTGCAGGAGATGTAAGTCACTGAAAGCTTCAGCATACCAAAGAAATAAACAGCAATTAAAAATCGAATGATATGTCAATGCATACCTGGTTTGAATGCAAGATCCGCCACGAAAAGACGATGGAGAACGGAATGATTCAGAAAGTTACCGAGTCCTATCTGGTAGACGCTTTGAGTTTTACGGAAGCGGAAGCACGCATTATTGAAGAGGTAACCCCGTTTATAACAGGAGAGTTTACGGTATCGGACATTAAACGCGCCAATTACAGCGAACTTTTTGTCAGTGATGAAGAAGCGGCGGACCGCTGGTTTAAATGCAGGCTCTTTTTTATCACCCTGGACGAAAAGAGCGGCGCCGAGAAGAAAACCGCCTCCTTTGTGCTGGTACAGGCCGCCGACCTGCGTGACGCCGTGAGGAAGCTGGACGAGGGAATGAAAGACACGATGGCCGATTATCAGATAGGAGCGGTTACGGAAACGGCTATTGTGGATGTATACCCATACGGTTCAACAGCATAAAACGCCTCGAGTCGTGGGTACATACGGTTAACGGGTGACGATACCGCCAGATCCATAAGCGGAGATATGTTTTTCAGAAAATAAACTTGTTAAATTTTAAAATTACGATTATGATAAAAAAAATTATCCGGTATTTGAGAAAGCGCAAAGATATGAAATTGCGCAAATGGTGCATAACGCTGGCAGCAAACGAACTATCTTACGGAGAGGCTATCGATGCCGCCAACGAGATTTACAAGTGGGTTAAAGAGCAGCCTTAATCAAAGCCTTAACTTCTTCGTAATAGTTTAAAGATGAATATTATGAAATATGAACAAACACCATTTCGGATTCATATCAATCAAATTAATGATATACAGAAAGCGCCATTCTTTGGATGCCGCAAAATAGTACGTATGAAATTCAATCCTAAACCGGTTAAACCGCTTGTCAAACCTCTTCACTCGTTTATGATCAAGGGTGTGAAAATACAAGCATATAGCCGAAGGGATGCTCTAAAACGATATAATCATTTGAAGTAAGTCCAAATTCTTAATTGGAGTATATTCAGAAAGAAATGAACACAAGTTTTGAAAGATCGGCTGCTGCTACCGATGAATGGTACGCACCGAAAGAAATAATAGACAGTTTAGGCAAATTTGACCTCGACCCGTGCGCTCCCATAAATCCACTTTGGCAGACAGCTAAGATAATGTACAATAAGAGCGATGATGGGTTAACGAAGGAGTGAACGGGTCGTGTTTGGCTTAATCCTCCTTATTCCCGTCCTCTTATCGGGCAATTTGTTCGCAAGTTAGCGGAGCATGGTAACGGTATAGCATTGCTTTTTAATCGTTGTGATAGTAAGATGTTCCAAGATATCATCTTTGAGAAAGCTACGGCGATGAAGTTCCTCCGAAATCGTATTAGGTTCTATCGCCCAGACGGTACTCGTGGAGATTCGCCCGGTTGTGGTAGCATTTTAATCGCTTTCGGCGAAGAGAATGCAGAAGTATTAAGGACATGCGACCTCACAGGTAAATATGTACGAATCAATTAGAGTAAAACAGAATAGTAATGAGTGAAACAAAAATCATATTAGATGCCTGTTGTGGCAGCCGAATGTTTTGGTTCGATAAAGAAAACCCTTTGGTCCTGTTTGCTGATATTAGAGATGAAGAACATACTCTCTGTGATGGGCGGAGCCTGAAAGTTCATCCAGACATTGTATCTGACTTTACCGATATGCCATTCTTGGATGAATCATTTAAATTGGTTGTATTTGATCCACCGCACCTTTTAAAGGCTGGCAAGAATAGTTGGTTGGCCCAAAAGTACGGCAAACTTCCGGAAGATTGGCAAAGGCTAATCAAGAAAGGATTCGATGAATGTTTTCGTGTTTTGGAAGACTACGGAGTTCTCGTTTTCAAATGGAACGAGGATCAGATAACAGTTAGAGAAGTATTGAAGGTTATTGGACGACAACCGTTATTCGGTCATACGACTGGGAGACATGGCAAAACCATGTGGATGTGCTTTATGAAATTACCAATTAACGTATAACTAATATAAAAGGAGTAAATATGGCTTTTCATGCAAAAAGACAAGGTGGAGATGCTTTCTCAAAGAAAGTAACCCGAAAAGATACAAAGTGTTTTATATGCAACGAACTGATACCGAAAGGGAGCGAACGTTATGTTTCGGGATACGGCAACTCATTATGTGATGAATGCTATAAAACATGGATGAAAGAAGGTGGAAAACTGGGGAAAATTTCCCGTGCAAAAATAAACGTATAACAGAGTAGAAATGAATAAAAGAGTATTAGTGGCCTGTGAATATAGTGGTACAGTTCGTGATGCTTTCTCCACCCTCGGTTGGGATGCTTGGAGCTGTGACCTATTACCTACGGAGTCCGAAAAAACTAAAAGTGAAGGAAAACACATAATGGCCGATGTGAGATTATTAATTCCAGGCAATTGGGATTTAATGATATGCCATCCTCCATGTACGTATTTAACGGTAGCCGGTAATAGACATATCCCAGGGAATCCTGAGAGGTGGAAAAAGCAATACGAGGCAATGATGTTTGCGTGGGATTTGTTTAATGCTGATATACCACATATAGCGATGGAAAATCCAGTAGGGGTTTTGTCCACGTATATCAGAAAACCAGATCAGATCATACAGCCTTATGAATACGGACATCCAGAAAGTAAAAAAACGTGTTTATGGCTAAAAGAACTCCCAGAATTACAACCTACCCATATATTATCTCTACCTAAATGTGGTCATTGGAATAATCAAACTGCTGATGGGCAAAATAAGGTAATGTATAACGGAAAATGGCTTGCATTTAACGATCCGATGACTGCACATTTAAGAAGTAAAACTTATGAGGGTATTGCTTTGGCGATGGCAGAGCAATGGACGAAATATATTAATCAATTAGCGTAGAACAAGATCAGAAATGAGCGAACTTTATATACCTGTTGAACGCCCTACGAGGAATCCCATAAACGGCAGATTTTTGAAAGGCATTGCTCCTCACAATAAAGGGAAAACAATGAAGTATCATTCCTCCAAGACTAAACGTAGAAGTCTGAAAAATTTAGCCAAAGGACGTGGTTCCTGGCATAAAACAGGTGCAGGTCTAAATCGTAAAAGTGTAGTTGCGATTAAAGACGGAAAGTTATGCGGCGTATTCCCTTCCATTCAGGATGCAGGGAAAGAGGCAGGTGTTAATCCGGCTCTGATCAGCTGTATCTGCAATAAAAAGCCGGGCAGGCATAAAGCGGGCGGTTTTGAATGGTTCTTTGAAAATGATGCTACCTGGTGTGATTTAATACTTAAAAACGATGGATAATAACAGACAGCATATACTGACTAATTATATTTCTTACCTGTATACCACAGGTAGAAGTTATGATACAATTGGCAAGCATATCAAGTATGTAGCGGATTTTCTTGAGAGTACCGAAGAGGTCAACCGTCGCGGCTATTTGAGTTATAAGCGTAAAAACGCTGATGTCATGGCTCGTTATCCATTAATGTGTTCGGCCATTTGCGATTTGTTGTCTTATCTTAAAATCGGATATGGCCGCAGGGAAAAGACGGTAAAGCCATTGGAGAAACTTGACTCCATTTCAGAGAAGAACAAGAAGATGTTGAATGATTTTATAGTATGGCTGACTGATAATAATGATTATTCCCCGCATACGGTTGATTTATATCATACCTCTATGAAGAAATACTTCGAATATGCGAATGAGGTCAATATGGATAATTGCAGGAGATTCATAAAGATGCTTGAGGAGGGAAAATTCGCTCCCGCTACTATCCGGTTGCGGATTACGGCCATCGAAAGATTTTCCAAGTGGATGAAGAAACCTGTCGAGCTCAAGCGTCCTAAGATGAAGCGTAAGCTGGACACAAATAATGTTCCTACAGAGGACGAATATAACCGTTTACTGGAATACTTGAAGACTAAATCCAACAAAGACTATTACTTTTTTATCAGGGTTTTAGGTACAACTGGTGCCCGTCTGTCGGAGTTTCTGCAATTCACGTGGGAAGACATTATATCCGGGGAAGTGACATTAAAAGGAAAGGGTAACAAGTACCGTCGCTTTTTCTTTCAAAGACAGCTACAGCAGGAAGTGAAGGCTTATGCGAAAGAATACGGTAAGACCGGACTTCTTGCGGTTGGCAGATTTGGTCCCATGACACAACGTGGACTGTCTCAGGGCATGAAGGATTGGGGCAATTGCTGCGGCATTGACAAGAAGAAGATGCACCCCCATGCTTTCCGTCACTTCTTCGCGAAGATGTTTCTTAAGAAAAACAAGGATGTGATTCAGTTGGCTGATCTTTTAGGTCATGGCAGCGTAGACACAACAAGAATTTATTTACAAAAAAGTTATGACGAACAAAAAAGAGACTTTAATAAAAACGTTACGTGGTAGTGTTGAGCAGTTGAACAGACTGGAGGACATGATGGACGGATTGACTGTTATGGACGAAACGGACCACGTAGATAACGATTTTCTTATGGAAATGCTTACCTGCGTCAACGCATTTATGGACGCTAGCAATAAGGTCATATCAAAGGTATCATCATTGCTCGCCCCTGATGCTCCCATGGACAAAAAAGGAAAACAATCCGATGAAGGTAAGAAATGGAGTGTGGAAGAGATATTGAAGCATTGCACGCTTGAGAATAACATCCTCAAGCTTCCACAAGTGCAATTCAATAAGAAATCTTATGCCGACGCCAAAAAATGGATAGAGGAAGCGGGCGGTTCCTGGCAAGGTGGGAAAGTACAGGGCTTTACATTCCCGTTTAATGCCGAGCGCGTCTTCTCTATCCTCAAAGAAGGTAAGCGATGTAATTTGCAACAGGAATACCAATTCTTTGAAACTCCAGACAGCGTTGCAGACTGGCTGATTATGCTTGCCGGAGGGATACATGAAGATGATACGGTATTGGAACCGAGCGCCGGTCGTGGTGCGCTTATCAAGGCTATTCATCGGGCATGCCCTTCAGTTATGATTGAATGTTATGAACTGATGCCTGAAAACAGGGAGTTTCTGCATTCGCTGGGCAATGTAATACTACTTGGAGAAGATTTTGCGAAAGATAGCGTGGGCAGCTATAGCAAGATAATCGCCAATCCTCCATTCGCAAACAATCAGGACATAGATCATGTAAGGCTTATGTATGAACGGCTCGTAGAAGGTGGCACGCTTGCAGCCATTACCAGTCCACATTGGAAATTTGCTTCTGAAAAGAAGTGTGCCGCTTTCCGCCAATGGATTGATGAAGTACACGGGCAAGTATTTGAAATTGGCGCAGGTGAGTTTAAAGAGAGCGGAACAAGTATAAGTACAATGGCAATAGTTATAAAGAAATAATTCAAATTAATAAAGAAATGAAGAAAATAATTAGTAAAATCCATATTTATAAAGTGTTACCACCTTATAAAAATTGGTATAGCATTATGACTGATGATGGGTTAAATCGTAATAATATAATAATTGTTGGCAAAAAGCAATTACTAAAAGTTGCTTTAGCTCTGATT